TGTTCCTAATAGAGAACCTGTTATTGATCCATTTACTTTTAGAGATCCCGTTACCTGTACTTCCGATCCTGATGCAAATATTAAATTTCTTCTATTTGTATTGGATATTCCGTTTCCTACAATAAAAACCGATTGTACTGAAGATGACTGGTTAAACTGACCTGCTACATTTTGATATAATGCTGATGCTACCGTAGAAAGTCCAGTAGCTAACGATCCTGTTAATTGAACTGTATTCGTAGAATCTATGTAAGTAAGGTTGGCTGATCCTGAAAATGCTCCAGCTTTATTAAACTGAATAGTAGTAGAAAGTCCTCCTGGTAGATTAACGCCAGGTGCATTTAGTATATAGGAAGCTGTCGAAGCAAAGGAAGCTGTTCCAAGTAAAGAACCTGTTAGACCTCCACCTACGTTAAGTGACCCTGTTATCTGTACTTGAGATCCAGATGCAAAAATAAGATTTGATCTATTTGTATTAGTTAATCCGTTTCCTATTATAAAAGCAGATTGAGCTGATGAAGATGCATTATACTGACCTTGAACATGTTGATAATGTCCTTGTGCTACTGTACCTAATCCTTCTGCATGTGAACCTGTTCCTAGTGCTAGAGATCCTGATCCCTCTGCATGTGAACCTATACCTACTGTTATTGTCCGTAATCCTTCCGTATGTGATAAATCTCCTACTGTTTGCGTACCCTGTCCTTCTGCATGAGAACCTAACCCTAAAGCTACTGACCCGGTTCCTTCTGCGTGCGAGTAAACTCCTCCGTAAGATATAGTACCTGTCCAGTCTACTGCTCCGTAGCTTAGACTTCCTACAGTTACGGATGTTGGAGAATTGATTCCAGTATCTACTAGTTGAACTCTTGTATAAGGAGCTATATACGTTGATGATGCTACAGTATAGACTGCTTTTCCGTAAATTGCACTGCCGTCTAGTAGTAGAAGTCCTCCAGCAGTAAACTGACTTGAAATATCTCCATATGCATTATTAATAGTTACCAATCCTGCAATTACACTAAGCGCATTATACGCTTTGTCCGTACCTGCAAATCCTCTACTACCTTCTGCATGTGCATAATTTCCTACTGCTTTTGCTAAATGTCCTTCAGCATGTGAATATGACCCTGATGCTAGTGTACTTAGTCCTTCTGCATGTGAAGAGTATCCTGTAGCTGTAGTAGACTTTCCTTCAGCATGTGAACTCTCTCCTCGTGCTGCAGTAGCCGTTCCTTCTGCGTGCGATCCTTTTGCTCTTGCTACTGTTTGCAATCCTTCTGCGTGTGAATAGTCTCCTGTACTATATGCATAGTATCCTTCTGCATGTGAATATGACCCTGTACTATATGTAAAGTAACCTTCAGCATGTGAAGAGTATCCTATTGCTTGAGCGTAGAAACCTTCAGCGTGTGAACCTGTTGCTGATGCTTGAGTAAAGTGACCTTCAGCATGTGAATAATGTCCTGTAGCTGTAGTAAACCGTCCTTCAGCGTGTGAATAATTTCCTACTGCTTTTGCTAAATATCCTTCTGCGTGTGAATAAGATCCTGATGCTACTGTAAGATATCCTTCTGTATGAGAATGATCTCCGTGTGCTACGGTTGTGTCACCTTCTGCGTGTGATCTCTCTCCTGATGCTACTGTATTATAACCTTCTGCGTGTGAATAGTTTCCTATTGCTTTAGTTACATTTCCTTCAGCATGTGAAGATAACCCTGATGCTAGTGTAAAGTATCCTTCTGCATGGGAGCTGTCTCCAGAAGCATTTGTAGCTTGTCCTTCTGCATGTGAATTGAGTTCTGAACTTAGTGTATTAGATCCTTCTGCATGTGAATAATCTCCTTGTGCTACTGTAAAGTATCCTTCTGCGTGTGAAGCGTATCCTGATGCTATTGTACTTTCTCCTTCAGCATGTGAATAATCTCCTGTAGCTGTTGTAGATACTCCTTCCGCATGTGCTCCGATGCCGTTAGCATTACTTGAAGCTCCTTCTGCATGTGAGTAGTTTCCTATTGCAGAAGTACTTACACCTTCTGCGTGAGAGAAGATTCCTATTGCTTGATTACTTGATCCATTACTTAAAGACCCTTCTAGAGTAGCTAGATTTGTTACGGTATCGAACTTAAGATTAGGAGATCCGGCAAATGCTCCGTTTTTGTTAATTTGAATCGAATCAAGCGCTCCTCCTGGTTTTGAAGATACTACGTTCATAGCATACGATGCTGTTAGAGCACTAGAAGCAGTTCCAAATAATGATCCTGTTATTGAACCTTGTACTCTTAAAGATCCGGTTACCTGTACTTGAGATCCAGATGCAAAAATAAGATTCGATCTATTAGTACCTGATGTTCCATTTCCTACTATAAAAGCAGATTGAGCTGATGAAGATAAATTATACTGACCTTGAACGTGCTGATAAGAACCCGATGCTACCGTAAAATATCCTTCTGCGTGTGAATAATCTCCTGACGCTGTAGTGAACGTTCCTTCTGTGTGCGATCCTATTGCTCTTGCTATAGTACTTAGACCTTCTGCATGTGAATAAGATCCTGATGCTACTGTAAGATATCCTTCTGTATGTGAGGAAGGACCTGATGCAGATGTTGATTCTCCTTCTGCGTGAGAGCCTGTTGCTGATGCTACTGTACTTTTTCCTTCGGCATGTGATGCCCATCCTGATGCTTGCGTATTATCTCCTTCTGCGTGTGAATAATTCCCTGTGCTATCTGTAAAATATCCTTCTGCGTGTGAACCTGTTGCTGATGCTTCAGTAAAGTGACCTTCTGCGTGTGAAAAGTCTCCTGATGCAGTTGTAAGACGTCCTTCTGCATGTGCATAGTTTCCTGATACTCTATTAAAGATTCCTTGATTAAACGATCCAGTTATCCTTGCATTACCGTCTCTAGTAATTGTTCCATCTAAAGAAGCTGTCCAGAGATTAACTCCTGCTATACTTATAGACTCAGAAGTTATTGGGATGCCGTAAGCGACACTACCTGTTCTAAAGAGTGTAAGTGACGCTCCTGCTACAGAAGATGAATAGTAGTAAGCTGAGAAGTTTTCGTCTACTTGAGCAAAGGATAAGGCTGATCCTGTTACCTGTCTTAATGTAATTGCCATATTTTATATATCTATTTTTACTATTATTGTCATTTCTGTATTTGCAGATTTGGGTATAGGCTGTGACATCTTACCTACTGCTATTAACTGGTTAGCTTCATTATAAAGTCCTACTGTCGTAATGTATGGTTGAAAACTACTTCCTGTTAAGTTGTTGTTCACTACTCCGTTTGATGCATTTCTAACTGTTGTCTGAAGATCGTAGTCGTTTATACTGTAATCATAGTAACCTTCTGCATACCCTAGATTATTATAAACTGTCTCTAACGAACTACTTAATGCAGACGGATTGTATGTAAAATTAAATTCTGACTCTCTAACTCTACAGTGATAGTTATGGGTGTAGATAGGTTGACTTGATCCAAATTGAATTGTAGCTAAAGCATCTTTAGAGAAAGCTTTTGAGTAGTAAGGATCTGTTATTATAATCATACCATGAGGGTAGATTATATTACCTATCTGGTACCTAGGTGACGTTCCCATTATATAGAGGTTACCTTCTCCATCATCATCAATATCTATACTACTGTATACACGAGCGGCATCAGGTTCGTTTACATACTCATCTTCCCAGTTTTTGTATTTTGCATAAAGTGACTTCTCTAATCCAGTAAAAAATAATTTAGTTGCTATATCTGGCTGTAGATTTACTCCGTAAAGTGATCTAGGTATCGACAATATAAAGGAACCTGTTGTTAAGTTCCTAGATGATGATAGATATAGCGAACTCTGGTCATAGTAATCAAAAGAGTGCGAAACTACGTTACCGTCTTTTTCAACAGGATAGTATAGGTGCTGTAAACTATTTAGATAACTTCCTGTCGCTGTTGCTGTTGTTATTCCATAAGATGCAAACTCGCTACCCGTTATTATCCATGTCTTATGGGCAATACGGGTAGTAATGTAAGCATCTTGTTTATTTAATTTTTTGTAAGCACCCATTCATTAATAATCAAGTTTGATTCTTACTAATGCTTCTTTTGTAAAATCTTTTAATAATGGTTTAGATAATTTTGCTACTCCTAATAAGTCGTTATTATCGTTATATAATCCAATTGTTGTCATATAAGCTTGAGGAGTATTTACTAGTACATCGTACCTTAATTCTCCTGAACCGGATATAATAGACGGATTTGTAGAGTAGTTAAATTCGTTATTTCGTACTCTTACAAATACGTAGTTTGATGTTACCGTTTCCTCTGATTGTAGTTTAAAACTACTACCTGCTTTAATAGCATTATAAAAAGTATTTAGGTTAACGGTTGGAGCGACACTTGCACCTTCGTTAATTGATAATCCAATTCCTCCTGCTGCTACTGTTGCTCTTAGTGCTTCTCCGTTTAATACAATCGTTCCTACATCTGGAAGGAATTTACCGTAGGATCCTGAACCTGGAGTAAATCCTGTTCCACTAGTAGGAGTTCCGTTCGACCCTTTTACTATATCAAAAACTCTACCTGCATCTACATAAGAAACTGCTGTAACGCTTTTGCTATTATCGGTTAGGTTTATTGTACTTCCTCCTGGTGCTGTAAGAGTTAAGTTGAAACTTCCTGGTAATAACTTCTCTTTATACTTAGATCTATTTACTGAGATTACAAACACAGAGTTTGGTACTGTATTTCCGAAAGTAAAGTTTGTATTTTCGTCTCCGTTTACAAGAGTTCTATACTGTCCGTATATTACGGAAGAAGGAGAAAGTCCTAAAACTGACGCATTAATTGGAGTTGATCCACTTCCTTGAATATTACCGTACGCTAGGGAAAACTGTACGGAAGCTGCTGTATTACTTGACGCTGTCTGGTATATTTCGTAATAATAGTTACCTGTTCCTACACCTACTTGAGAAGATGTAAAAAAAGTAGTTAGTGTTGTTGACTGATTTGACCAAGCTGGTGCAACTATCGATTCTGCTGATATTGATATATCTTCGGTATCTAATCTTTTAAATGACATAGTTAATTCTTTATTGCGTTACTTTTATAATAGTTACCGGAATTGTTAATCTAGCTCCTGAATCCCTACCAATTACCGTAATGGTTGTCTGAAGTTGAGTATTACTTCCGAATAACGTATTTACTGTAGTTGCTGTTAGGTTAATAGAAGTTCCTATTACTGTTTTAGAAACGTTGGTACCTAATGTAGTTGTTGAGTTTAATGCTGTTGCATCTGCTGTATTAATACCAACTCCGTTAAAGGTGTTTAGTACCCTAGCATCTGCAATAGTTGCTACATACCCTCCAGCTTCAAAGGTATTCGATGATCCTAAATAATTTAAAGTTTGTGGAGTAATAGCTACGGAAGCTCCTTGTTTCAATCTGATAGCTGCAAATCCTAGATCAAGTACTGGGAGTTTAGCTGTTCCTCTCGGAAGAGTTGTCAGTTTGTATTTCATAATCTGATTTTCGTCAGGAAATGCTTCTAATAGTGGCATACCCTCTATTGCTTCGCCATAATAGGCTGATCCATTTGGATGATTTGGATTATATAATGTGTAGTCTATCTCATCATCTGCTAGTGCAAACTGTGTTATTTTAAAAGATCCATCTCCTCTTGCAAGAAGTTCTCTTCCTTTTTTAGTAAGGATTGCATCTACCGTTACTACTTGATTACTTAAGTATCCCATTTTCTATATGTTTTATTAATAAATATGTATGTTTTAATTTTAGTTAAAGATTATAGTTGACTAGAACTTACTATAAATCCTAATGGATCTAACGATACGAATGCTCCTGTCTCTTTTATCAGTACATTTCCTTTAGGGACTCCTGTTAACTTGTTCCCTGATATATTATATATCTGTACCTGTGATACCTCCTTGACATCAGCACCATCGTACTGTCCGCTGCTGTGACTTCCTGTTGGACTGTACCAAGCTCTTGTTACGTTTAGTATATACCGTAACCAGGTTGTATCTACAACTCCTACTACGTTAATTTTCATAACTTCGTTATCAATTTTAATTAATGAATCTACTTTCGGAGGGTTAGTTACTCTATAGGTAGGCGGTTTAATAGTAATTGAAGTAGTTGTAGTATCGATAGTAGGAGCGCTGCCGGTTAGTACATATCCTGTATAAATTTCGGATAATCCTGGCGTATCTCCAGTTCCTGCAAAAAAGAGCTCTTTATAGGTTATCTGATTATTTGTCTGTAAGTACTTAACTTGACTAGATAGCGTTCCTGCAGAAAATTCTGCTCCTTCAAAGAGCGTCCCGGTAGATGCAGGGTCTGTCCTAAAATCCGTTCTAGTTGTAGTGCTTCCTTTATACCTTCCGTTTATCCAACCTGCACTAGAGTAGTTACTATCCTGTACTCCTGCTTTAGAGGCAGATCCAATCAACAGTGCGTCTATATTTAAAGGACCTGTATATGTTGGATTTGCTAGTGTACCTACTTTATATCTATCACTCTCCATAATGTACTCAGATTTACGGCTTCCTTGTACAGATCCTTGTAGGACATTATAAGGACTATCATAAAATAAAGCGTCGTTTATTGCAGGGAGTAGTTTAATAGTTGAAGCAGGAAATATTGTAGGTGATATCCTAGGGACGTTTACATCTTTTACGTCAAAGAGATAACTTGTACCTAAGTTACCGGTTATAAGCTGTCTACCTAGTATTTCTAGAGTTTGCTTTCCTCCTGATGGAAGTGGTATAGCTATCTGCTGTACTCTTGCTAATATGTTTGAAATGTCTTCCGTACCAGTACTTGTGTAGTCACCTACACTATACAAAGCAGTAGCTGTATTGTACGAGTAATCGCCATCATATGAATAAAAATCACCCTGTTCTACTGTTTGTCGAGCATTAGGACTTAGAGTAGGTATTGATACTGCTTCTATTACATAAGGTGGTGCAACATTATTATATAGGACGTTTACCCGATATGGATGTAGTTGTATATAGATTAAGAATTCCTCTGATGTCATATTATCTTTATTAGTTTTATGGGTATTGTGGGTATACCAATTTTCTTAACTCGTCCTCAATAGGTACGCCGGCTTTTGGATAGAATCGCCATTTTACTTCGAACCATTCTCCTGCATCTGTACCTTTAGCGTAAATACTTGGCTGTCCCGGCGGAAGTCCTTGTTGACCCGCATCAGCATTTATCCCATATTTCCAAGCTCTTAATAACCATATAGTAACATAAGACGGGTTATTAAGATCTCCTTGTCCTATCATACGTCCGTTGATAGTAACGTACCATCCTACGACATACCTATTTCCATAAACCATTACCTGACTATATAGGTCTGGATATCCGGCTGCATACGACCGTACCATATATGCTAATATGTTAGTACCTGAGAAGTAACTATTCACAGGATTTATATACTGCGTAGGTATTACAATAGGATAAGGAGCTTGACCTTGTACGTAAGGAGGATTTACTGCTTTTTCAAAATAACGAGGATCGTAGGGTAACGTATCATACGAAGGACTGTATGGTGAAATATTAGACGGAGCATACGGCTCTGTTGGTAGTTCTTCCCGTCCGTATTCGTCGTAATATATGTCAACTGACCAGGCACCATTAACGGGATCGGTATTTCGTAAAGTGGAGATACTGTATCTTGTTTGAGGACCTATTCCTACTGAGTATGGTGGATCATTGAATGGAGTGAAATATCCAGGAATTCCCTTGTTAAGTGCTCCTAGAAACTTTATTTGAGGACTAACATAAAACGTGGTTCCGTCACCACTATCTTCGTTGTACCCTTCGTCACCATAATCGAACTCCCATCCCTGTTTTCCTCCTGCAGTTCCGGAGCTTGTTGATACTACTGGTGCTACTGGTGTTATAATACTAGTAGTAACCGGTACCGTTACGAAGGCACTAGAACAATTTGTTGGATTTGAGACTTCGCATATGCTGTAAGTTAAGGTATAATTACCAGCAGGAGTACCAGGAGCTACGATAACGTTAGTTCCAGAAAGCGTTACACCAGGGTTAGTCGAGCTTAGAGTCGTAATATTTACTTCAGCAGGTATTATCGATAAACCGTTAATAGTATCGTTAGCTAGGATATTAAAGAAAGCAGTTCCGCCTGTAGCTCCATCTACTGAAGTTCCTGTATCGTTGACCGCAATAATTCCATTAATGAAAACCGGTACTGTTACTGTAGCGGTATCACAATTTGTTGGATTTGAAACTTCGCATATCTTATAGGTTAAAGTATAATTACCAGGAGGAGTACCAGGATTCACAAGAACGTTAGTTCCAGAAAGTCTTACGCCAGGATTAGTAGATGTAAATGTAATAGTTACTTCGTTAGATTTTACTACTACTCCGTTAAGAGTATCGTTAGCTAGAATATTAACTAGAGATGTTCCACCTATAGTTCCGTTTACTCGAGTTCCAGTATCGTCTATAGCATCAATATTTGAAACTTCTCCAGGACCTCCACCACCAGGATCTACTACCGTACTAGTAAAGACCGGTACCGTTACTGTAGCGATCGAGCAATTGCTTGGATTTGCTATTTCACATATTCTATAGGTTAGAGAGTAGTTACCAGCAGGAGTTCCAGGATCTACGTTAACGTTAGTTCCAGAAAGTTTTATACCAGGGTTAGTAGAGTTTATAAAAGTAGTGCTTACCTTAGCAGTCGTTGCTACCGTACCGTTAAAAATATCGTTAGCTAGAACATTGTAAATAGAGGTTCCACCAGTAGTTCCATCTACTAGAGTTCCGGCGTCGTTGATAGCAGTAATACTTAACACAGTTACGGGATCTCCGCCTCCTGTATCGATTCCTATATTACTAATAAAAACCGTAACTTCTGTAGACGTACTACAGGTACCAGCTAACCTTGTATCTGTAGCTGTTATAATTATTTTCGTATATAGTCCTTCTGTAAATACGTACGAAGTTGGGTTTGTTATAGTAGTGATAATGCTATTAACGGTCTTAGTATATAGTATACTGTCTGGCGATGAAGGTCCTATATTAAACCAAGTTGTTATGTCATAAGGTTGTGGTCGATTAGGAATTACGGTTGCAGGTCCTGCAGTCGTTAGACTTATGTTACATACTCCGTAAGTTATCGGTACTGCTGCCGTACATAGATTATTCTTACTAAAATCTGTTGCAGTTAATACTACATTCGAATACTGGCTTAAGCCATCGTTTCCAAAGATATGCGGAAAGGTTATAGGTACTGAGTTCAGCTTAAATGTACATCCAGAAGGAAAAGCGAAGAAATCGTCAGCGTTATATACTCTAGTTGGCGATGTAATATATTGAGGATAATCTGGAAGACTTTTCAGTAAACATATCTCTACTGATGAACTTACGAAAACTAAGTCGAAAATAAAATCTCCTGAGATATTTGCTACGTAAGGATTCTGTTTTGTTAGTTTTCCTTTTGTAACTATTAATGAACTTCCTGAAAGCTCTCCGTTATATTTTGGCTGTTCTTGATTATGTAGACGAGTATTATATGTAAGTCCTTGCGGTGACTGTATAACATCTACATAGGATGTAGTGGACTGTTTCGATCCTGACTTGAAGCTCTCTCCATTTCCTCCTGCTATAAAAGCAGTATCTATAGATGCTGTATATTCTGGTCTAGAACCTGATACTCTTACAGATTTTGCTTTTGATATGTTAAGAATATGAGGTTTGATAATTATACCTGTATCTGCAACAGATCTAGCAGGAATAAAGTCCTTAACCATCTTAAAGATAGTGTTATCAAAAAACTTAATGAGTCTTACGTAGTCCTGAACATTATATCTTGATAGGTTTTGAGTAACGTACTTATTCCAGATATCAAGTCCTGAATAGTTATCTCCATATAAGTTTCCTGGATCTCCTAGGAACTGATCTATCGAATAATTAAATGAAGCGTTTGCTGAGATGGAAGGTAGTCCTGTCGATTCTAACTCTCTTATGGTAGCTAGAAGCGCTTGTGCGCTTTCTACAGTACCACCGTCAGCTAAGACTCTATTAATAAAGTCTGTAGTAAAATTACCTGTAGTTATTAATAAAGACCCGCTTTGAATAATATAATTATCTACGGCGTCTGTAGGTGAGAAACCTACTTCGATAACGTGAATATCATCCGTATACCTATCGTCTCTTTTTATAATAGATGTATAGTTAGAAAGCGTGCTTCCACTTACTACCATCCCCGTATTATCTAAACGTATCTTATCTAAGGAACTTGTATAGTATTGGGAATCTCCTAAATTAGGTACGTTAGTAGTATTCCTACCTCCGTATAGCTTTATGTCTAAAATATCTCCTGGTATACCGAAGCAGTTGATTAATGTTCTTAGTCCTCTTTCAGTTCCTTTTGATTTTAAGAGTAGAGGAAGATTGTGATAGATACGTTTTTGAATCTCTTTTTGATAATTATCAAAAGAGGTTGGTTGAATAGTAGTATTCGATCCAGTTAACGAACCCGTAATATAGGAGTTAATTACTTCACTTCCAGATTGATAGGCTTGTCCAATAAACGTACTAAATAAATCGCTTACCGACTTATTAGAAGTATATAGCTTAACTCCAAAATTCTTAAGAGCTTCTCCTACTAAGTCTTTTGATATTCCGTAGTTTAGCCTATTATCATTATCATACTTATCCGTAACTGCATCTCCGTAAATCCATAGGTTATCAAAATGCTGACCTACCATATAAACGAAAGTCAAGTAGTTGTCATTAGTAGGATCGTCTCGAAGATAAGTAGGAATAGTTTCTACTAACGAGTTATAGTTCGTACTATCATAAGCTACAGCTGCTGTAAGAGCTGAGTTATACCAGGTTGTAGCTAGTGAACTTGCTTGATTGATATAAGGTTTTTTACTATTTGTCTTAGGCCAAGAAGTACTTCCTGATTCATAGTATAAGAATCTTTCGTAGTGATCAAAATTGTTAATAAGACCTTGATAGAGTCCTTCGTAGTATGCTACGCTTCCGCTTACTCCCTGTGTTCCACCAGTTGCAGATCCTTTTGTAGCTAAACTCTGAGAGTAGCTTGCAAGTAGGTCTAACTTGTATTTAAAATTTAAAAGTCTTTCTTGAGCGGATGAAAAATGAATAAAGTTACTGTAATCTGAATAGTTAATACTTAGCTCTACTCCTTTTTCATTAATCATAGAGTAGATTTCACTATTTGTGTTACCTACTTTATAACTTAAAAGATTATCATAATTAAGGTACTGAGTAGGTATTACATTTTCGTCTTGAAGATCTAAATTAAAGTTAGCAGATCTTAGAGTTGGAAAAACTGGTTGATCTAAAGTCTCTTGATAGTCTATTTCGTAAGCTACTGAATCTGATATAATTTCAACTAAATTAAGCGTACTTTTTATATCAAAATCATCCGGTAGTGGTTCGTATAGCTTAACTACCACTGCTTTGCCGTTGACGGTATCTAAATTATCAAGATTAACTCCTATAAGTAGATTATTATTTTTAAAATTTAATCTAAATTCACTGAAGTATGATTGACTTTTTAAATTAGTCTTTACCGATTCCGTGTAACTAACAACATCTTCTGCTGTCAGCTTATTCGTAAGTAACTGTAGCTCTGTTCTATCAGGAGATATGCTGTCTATATAGAAATCTAACGTAGTATTGTCTGGTGTATATAGATCGTTTAGGAAATGGTAAAGTAGTTTAATACCTCCGAAAGAATATCCGGAGCTTAATGCATCCTGTATCGGATCAATAGTTAAAACAGAAGCTCCTTCTCTTCCTGCGGACTGTGCATTTAGCGATAACTTATATCCTGTGTAGTAGTACTTACTACTTAGTAGACTATCCCCTAGATCTAGAATATGTAATTCCGAGAAGTTTTTAGTAGGATCAAATAGATTATTTATCTGAAAGGATTCAATAAGGTTAGTATCCTTGTCTTGATATTGTTCAAAACCTGGTATATTTTCTGGTAATTCTCCGTTAAGTTGGTAAGTTTTTTCTGCCATTTTTATACTTTAGTCTCTAGATCTAATATTTGTTGATTTAGAGCAAGATTTTCTTGTCTTAACTCTGCTATCTCATCCAGTAGCGGTTGAATATCTTCTGTAACTGTATCGAAATTCAGTAGTTCAGAACTCCTTCTAACCAGGTACTCATGTGAGTCTGTTTCACCCGTTACATCTATAACGTAGTACAGATCTTCATACAATTTAAAGAATTCTACCGTAGGATCCAAGTCACCTCCAAGATCCGGTTGTGTGAACGTATTAAAAGTAGTACCTACTACTCTACCAAACTCGGTATTACTAAATACTGTCTTCTGTACTTGAATATCGTTAGCCATTTCTTACTACTTTGAATATATTTTGATTATCTACTACTGTATTACTTCCGTCTAGAGTTGTCTTAACTAGTAAGCGATAGTATCTTTCAGGTTGTAAACCGTCCATATAGATATCGAAAAACGGTCCGTTAGCATCGCAGCTTATCTTTGTAAAATTCGTATCGAAATCAACTACCATTTCTTCTGTGTTTTCATCTCTTAATCCCCAGTATGAAGCTGATGGTAATGCGTAATTAGTTAAGTAAGCTGACGTTGTAGTAAAAGATCTTGGTGGATACTTAGGTCTTGCTGATAATCTAAATCTCTGTTTTCCATCATCTACATACTTTCCTTTACTATTTGTAAGATTAATTACTGAAGTACTGTTCGAAAGAACTGAAAGTGATCCTGTATTATAAGTACTATCGTCCCACTTAAACTCTAAAAATGGTGGATAGATTGTATTTGTATCTATACCAAAGTACTTCAGTCTTATAGAGGATGTTGTATTGTATTCAAGATTATTAGGAAGTTTTAAAATAAATCCGTTGTTAGTTAACGTATTTGCATTAAGTAGTTGTACTGCTCTTGTAACGTTGATATTAACATCGTTAGTTGAGTTTAGAGTATGGGATTGCGTGAACTCTAAACTGATTCCTGCAGATCCTGTATACCAAGTTCCTCCTCCTGGCGTTGACCCTGGCTTAAAAGATGCAGTTACTCCAGTAGCAAATCCCGATACTGTCCATGCATCTGTTGATCCTGCTTTTTTATATTGCCAAGAAACTCCTGATGTATTTACTGGTGAATCTCCAAACTTACCTACTCCATTATCCCATGCTTCAGAAACTGGATATGCATACAGGTTATAGTCAACCGGTATTTCAGATGCATCTGCTAGATACAGACAAAGGCTTGCGCTATATGCTGCTGCGCCTATTTTAGTACTAATTACGTCTTGTATTTCAGAAGTTCTATACTGTACCAGTAGACGATTTGTTTCTGCAGTACCTGAGAAATCTGTATAACCTCCTATTTCAATTATTTCATCTTTACCAGCATTACCTGTTGGAACTTCCGTTGAAATAAACGTATCCTTTTCGGGAAATATTCTATATACTGCCATTTTATAGTGTTGTTATTCTTCCTTTAATATCTGTGTCTGGAAATTTTATTTCAAAGATCATAGGGTCGTAGGATGGATATAGCACATTATTTCTAGTTGCTCCATCAAGATCGTATGCATATTGTGAATAATCTCCTCCTACCTTATTTATTAATCTAATTTTCTGTACTGTTTGAACTCCTTTTACTTGATCTAAAAGCGTATATAAGCTTGATATATTAACAGGTTGATTGATACTCCATTTTGTTATATCAAAGTACTCTTTCAGCTTCTCTGTACAAGCAACTAGTACATCTCTTCCTATGTAGTTAGGTTGAACTATTATATCAAAATCTAACTCCATATTAACGACAAAAGCATCTTTTAAGTTAAGTGCATCTGTTAATATCATATACTGAGCTAGATACTGTTTTAAGTTGTTCTTTAGATTAGTAGATACGTTTACGAGATTTTTATTAAGATCGTATGCTAACATGTACATTGATAACGATAGTGGATTGCTGTCAAGAATATTATCTGTACTTGAGTTTGGATTTGTTAACTGATCCTGTGTTACATATATCTTTGCAATTGATCCATACTTAGAAGGAAGTGATAAAGCTCTTACTGTATAATCTTGTAAGGTTACTGCTCTTCCCTGTTCGTTAAACGCTTTCATCGAGTTTTGACGTAAGTCGTCTACGCTATCTCCGTCTTTTCCTCCTGTTGCTGCTTGCGAGTTATTTACCGTTAACGTATCTATGTACAGCGAATCGTTTGCAGATTTAGTTGCAGATACTGTTGTTATTGTATTTGCAGGTACGTTCGATTCAACTCCGCCTCCTACTAGATACGTAATTGTTAAAGTAGTATTCGAAGGAGCTAGTCCGTATGCTTGCGAGTTTAGAAAGTTTGAAGGATCGTATGCATAATCTATTCTAGTTATTCCTTGAGTAGATCCAAATCCTACATTAGTTGGATCAGGAGTAAGTACTGAATCATCCTGTCCTGTTATACCTGAACCGAATTGAATTGATAGTACTCCTGATGAATCTAATCTAGTTATAAATCGTCTAGGTACTTTTTGTAAGGTAAGTAAGTACGGAACTTGTGCATTATCTGAGGACGTATTAGTACTATCCTTAAAAATTGTATCCTGTCCTAGAAAAGGAACTTCATACCATGGAGTACCGTTGCTATCTACTATGGAAACAATACCTACTATATTTGTATCCGATACCGTAATTGTTTTAAATTTCTCTACTGACGTTATAACTTCGGTCTGAGTTTTAATTTCACCTGATGTTGCTCTTGCTGTTTTAGTTAAAGTGAACGTAGCTGGTGTAGTTCCTGATAGTGTCGCTACTTGAACGTCTGTTGGATCGTATGAGCTTGAGAATTTAAAATCTACTGGTTTATCTACTATGAACTTAAGATTTCCTCCTGAAGTAGAAGTTAACTGTGCGTTAGCTGCAATCTGTATTGCCTGATTCCAGTCTGGGTTACCTCCTCCATCTACTCCTACAGTTTGACTAAAACTAACATCTACTTGAGATACCGCCGTTATTTTAGGTCTATATCCCATCATATATGCTAAAGTATATAAGTTGCTAGGGTTTTTAGCATACTGTAAATACGTTTCTTGAAGCTGGATATCCTGATAAAAAGATAAAACATCTCCTACGTACGCTGCCATTTCTATAAACATCATACCTGGTGATGTCGGAGAAAAGTCATTATAAGTATCTGGAAAGTAGCTTTTACTGAATTCGATTAACTGATCTCTATAGTTAGTAAAGTCTTTATTTACGTATTTTATATCTCTATCGTGAGTCATTATTGTTGAAAGTTTATTACTAGTTGATCTTGAACGTTAGTATTGTTTATCTTATACTTTATTAATATACTAACTGAATTAGTATCGGGTGATTGATTTATCTGTAAGTCAGTTAAGGTAATATTATTAAACCAAGTTGAAACTCCTCTCCGTATTGCTGACTCCACAGCATCTGTATTATCATCGGTCATTTGATCAAAAAGAAGCGGACGTAATCCTGCTCCTAAGTTTGGATTCATAAACCTCTCTCCAGTATCTGTAAGTAGATAATTAACTAAGTTTGATTTTAAGGCATCTTGAGTAGTATAGGTAGACCTAAAGGCATTTTTAGCAGAAAAAGGTAGTGCTACTCCAACTGCTACGCTGGGTAGAAAATCTATAGGATTAATCTGTTTTACATCGAATGCCATTATAATCCGTGTCTCTGTTTATCTTTCTCCTTCGATGCATTATAGATTGCACCTGCTTTTTTTATAAAATCAAATTGCGAAATATCTAATCCCGGTTCAGGGCTTTGTTGAAACTGACTATAATCCCCTCCGTCTACCATAGGAGAATCTCCTCCTACGATACCTTGATAGTCTGCTTGTGTCATAGCTCCTCTTGTTTCATTAAGTAAGTCCATAATAGGATCTCCTGTAGGAACTGGTTTTGCTATTTGCGGCTTATAGTTTTCGTATTTTCTTACCGTATGTGCTGGTGTTTGAACTGGTTTTACGTTCTCTGAAAGAACTTTGTTTAACTCTTCTCGAACTGCTTCACTTACTGCTTCTTTTATTAGTCTTTTTAAAAGGTCTACTTTCATATTAATAAATAGCTAGTTTATATTAATTGATTATCTATTTTAAATTTAAGTTCATCCAGTAATACCTGAGTTGATGAACTAAAGGAGGATTCTCCTATTACTACTACTACGCCTACTTTATTCTTAGCAAGAGCGTATCTCCTTGGCGCTATTTTTGGCGAATTTGGATCTTGAAGAATCTCTAAAGTATACCCTTTATACAGATAGTCTGGATTAATATTACCTGCAGAATCTGTAGGAGTTCCTTCTGTTCCTGTGTTCTCTTTAGGTTGTGCTTCGGCTATAACTGCAGAGTTTCCCTTACTGCACTGCTGTATTTTTATGTCTAGTGACTGTAATCTTTTCTGTAGAGATGATATAGGACCTGATATTAAGTTTATCATCGAAGTCGTTGAAGTTACATCTCCTTCCAGTACATCGATAGTCTTTGTTATCGTATTAATAGCTTTACTGTACCTATTAAGTACCTTCATAGGAACTCCAAGACCTCCGGATTGCGGAGGAATTATCGCTGTTGGAATAGGTATATTTGAAATAATCTGTAAAGCTACCTTAGCTCCTGATATTACCGGCTTAAGAGAGTTAGGGATTTTCTTCACTTGATCAACTCTCTTTTGAAAGCTATTTATATTTCTAAGTAGATTATTCTTTATTTTAATAATTCGTATTAACTTAGCCTGATTCGGACAACCACTTGCAAACTCCTTAAGTAACTCAAGGACTTTTTTCTGAATCTCAGAACGTAATTTTGCTTGCAGAGGTCCAATTTGACTTGCTACTACCTTAATTAATTTGGACTTTACTGCCATTATTCAACAAATATTTTTTTAGATTTTATAGTAGAATTCTGACCTAATAAGCTCTGTAGTACTTTAACTGAACTCTCTACGCAAAATCCTTCAAGATTTAAGGTTCCTATAGGTCCTCCTGTAGCTGATTCTGCTGTTTTCATTGCAGTACCGATATTCTGAATAGTATCTAAGAGTATTGCTAGAAAATTATCTAACTGATTACCTAGAACAGCTGGTTCTTTCAGTCCTTTTGGAGCTGTTCTTGCTTTTGATCCTAAGTACATTAATGGTGCATCTAGACATAGATAAGTACTAGCATCAAAGTTTAGAGTATCTGAACTTATTCCTATAGATTTTTTTGAAGATATAATTACGCTTTCATTTTTTGCATTTATAAAAACCCTATCTGCGTTAATAATCAACTGGTTACCTTTATAATCCTTTGCTTTCGTAGGTGCTTTATCGTAAGAATCTCTCTTACTATTTGCTTCTTGTAAAGGTACTTTATGATTTGAAAGTAAGTAAATTGAGTTAGGATCCTTATTAATATCTTCTACTATATGATCTACTCCGTTATCAGTCTTAATCTGTCCGTTACTAATAAGTACATAAGGCTTTCCATTATTTGAGTTATCAACTAATTTATTTTTAGGTGACTTAAAACCTCCTATACGAATTGACTGTCCCTGTCTTCCTTCTATAAGAGTATCTCCAGGGAAAGGATATAGTGGATTTATATCAGATAATGCTACGGCATCAGGTCCTAGTAGATTCTGACCGTCAAAGGTATCTGAAGGTAGTGAGTTATTTGTCTTGGAACCCCATAAATTAATTACGTGAGAGTAGTAAAGTCTTGTTGAAGTTACGTTAAACTGCAGATCTGATATAGGTTCAAGTTTTAGAGCTACTACTTCGTTGTATAGAGGAAAGTTTGATATTGCTGTAGTAGACGGATATGCATAAACTATTACATCTGTAGCTTGATTATCTTTGTTTAAACGTATACATTTAACTGTACCTATGGGGTACTTTTCATTAACACTTACGTTCATCCACTCTCTACTATCATCTAAAAGAATATCTACAACTCTACCGTAGTCCGATTCCTTTACAGGATCTGCACTGAAGTTAGAAGTATTTGAAGTAACCCTACTTGCAAGATTGTAATTATATCCAAGTCCCATTACTCTTTTTTATTATCTAGATTCTTACCGATCTCTTGGCTTTGTTCAACTAGTTTAGCTAGTTCTTCTGGATTAAAGAAATCAGCTTCTGATCCTTTTCCTCCACCGTCAAATCTCTGTACAAGTGCTACCATCTTAATAAGATGTTCATCATTTTTTATACCTACTTCTAGGTACTCCTTTATCATAGGGACAATTAATGTAGCGTCTCCTACATTCTCTACAAGAGGTTTTAATTCTCCGATAAGAGCATTTACTTGTTTTGCTTTACTTCGAGAGTTATCATAGATTTCCTTCATTACATCGGAAACCGTTTTCGTTCCAAAAATCGTTGTTTCTAATCCCATTGCTTATTTATTGTATAAATATCTAGAAACTTTTTATTCTATAGAAAAACCGGCATCCTGGTAAATACGATAAGTTTTATAGAATTCTTTTTTCAACTCAGTTATTACCTTTGTTAATGTAGGAGTTTCACAATCTGTCATCTCTCTAATATAGATGTAAAGAGCTTTCTTTTTAAAAATTTCAAGATCATTACGAGTCTTAAATAGAGTTAGAACTGCATCTGCTACTTTTTGATCTTGTTCTTTAGTAAAGATAGTCCGTAAGTTACTATAAGAGTTTTTTACGAATAAGTCTACAACTTTAGCTAAACTGATAACTCTAACATCATCTTTTTCCTCTTCAGTCTCCCAGGAATCAGCTATTTCATCGAATGAGCCAACCTGCTTTAACTTCTTGTAATTCTTATTATTATAATTTATTAACCACCTCTTAACTATTGTTTGAAAATAAGAAAATGCTTTTGCTCCATTAGTTGGATCGAATCTATGAATCTTTTCCTCTACTAATACTGAAACGATTTCTAGTTTTAAATTCTCAATATCGTTAACATCTGTGTAGTAGAATTTAAACGTATGAATAATATTTTCAACCAGTTTGTAGAAAGGGTAGTAAATCTCCTGAGTAAATATACGGTCTCTTGCTAATAGGTCAGTAGTTGAATTATACCTTACGATTGCATCTTGCGTACCTTGAGTAAAGTAGTAGTTACTATTCTTTTCTTTTTCCATAATTCTCCGGAAGACGGTAGCTATTTATATTTTCTTGAATCTCTTTCATAAAATTGAAAAAGACTCCAACTTCATCATCAGCTCTAAAAATTCCTTTTTCGTCTAATTTATCTATGTATAATTTGGATTCTACTATAACGTTTGATACATTACGTAGATAGTCAATCTGACTCTCTATTATTACTTCTTGTCTATAAACCTTACTATATAAGTTATAGATTAAAAATCCTGCAACTACTAGTGTAACTAATAGTATAACTGAAAGTATATCCATTTTAAATACTTTTTACTAAGTTTAACAATCCTTCTGAGGAGTTTACCGTTTTACCTGAACTAGTTTTAGTTTTCTCTACTTTAGGTTGGGAAGTTCCTCCTTCGTTTTTCCATCTATCATATTCAATTTTAGAAGCTAAGAAATCTGCTTCATGAAGAATATAGACGATGTTAGTTCTGAATTTAGAGTCTGGATTAAATGAGATATAGTAAGGTTTATTTACATCATCATAGAGTCCATCGTGTAATTTAATTGCTAGGTACTCTTTCTCTGACATTGATATTCCATATTGCTGAAGAAGAAATAAAGATCTATCTTGAATTAACATAAAAGAGTTGTCTCTATTTACA